CATTAATAAATGATAGTAATGTACTGCACTCTGAATTACAATTTAAACCTGACAGTGATGGGTTTAGAATTGAAGTTAACTTAGTAATGACTGCGGAAATTAAAAAAGCAAAAGTAGAAGTTAAAGAGGTTGTAAAAGAAAAAGTTCCTCCAAAAGAATATAAACACGATGCTACTAAAGCACCCGTTGTTGAAGAAAAAGAATTTGACTTTACTATTAACATGCCTGATGAGTAAGCAAAAAGAAATTTTAAAAAAAATTGCTAACACTCACGGGGTTACTGTTTCTCAAGCAGAAGAAATATGGAAGTTACTAGGAAATAAAATAGCTGATGTAATAAGCAGCGATCATAAAACAGATAAACTGTTTGATGAAGAAAAGTTTCCTATCATACATATAGATAACTTTGGAAAATTTATTCCTAATAAAAGAAAAATAAACCATGCGAATTTTTGCATCAAAAAGAAAAAAAATGAATCTAACACTTGAAGTATATATAAATGATTCTAAAGATAAATACTTAACTACTTTTTATAAAGTAGACGCATTGTCTAAAAATCCTAAAGGAGGGTCAATTATATTTTTAGCAGGAGTGCAATATAAATGTGCTTTACCTTATGAGAATTTATGGGACAAGCTTAAAAAATTACAAAGTAAATGAAAGCTTTATATGAAAACAATTTCTGGGATCTATATCCAGACTTAAAAATCATAAAAGAACTTAATAGCTTTTATACTAAAGATAAGTCTAAAAAAAAAGAAACTAGCTCACGTATTATGTGGGCTATTGACTTTGCATATAATCCTGAATCTAGATTTTATAACATACCTAAAAAGCTGCAAGTTATTGCAAGTGATTTTTTAAAGAACGATAAATTTAAATGGGAGGATGTACAAGATATTGTAGATATATTTAAGAACACAGTACTGTCAGATGCAGAAAGGGCCCTAGTAAGTTGGAATGAAATAATGATCATGAGAGACACTTCTCTTAAAAGATTATATAAAGAAGCTTTAGATGTAAAACATATAGGAGAAGTAGATACAAAAATGCTAAAAGAAATAGATACTATGCTGGCCAATACCGCTAAACTATTTGATGATTATAAAAAGATTAAAAAGGATTACGAAGAAGCTAAGATTAAAAAGAAAGGAAAAAGTATTGTATCTTTAACTGAATCGGGAGAAATATAATGGACAATATTTGGAAAAATAGAGGAAAGATTTTATCTGGTATAAAGAATTTATTACTTAGAGATAAGTACATAGAGCAAATAGCAGCGGATAGACAAACAATTTGTAATGCATGTAATCATAAATCTACAGAGTGTAGCGCTTTGATAACAGAATGTTGTAAAGTATGTGGCTGTTCTTTAAAATTTAAAACTAGATCTATAGAGTCTTCTTGTCCTAAAAATAAATGGCCTAGTATAGATGATAAATAATAATAATTTTAAACTAAGCGAAGTACCGCAGTTCCATCCTGTACTAGAACATTACGAAAGACTTTCGTTTTGGAAAGAAGCAAAGCGTAAATGTATAGAAGGTTATTGGCAGCAAGGAAAGTGGATGCCTGGTCCATTGTATTACTATATAAATTTTCATAACATACAATTTGAAGACGAGTCTTCAGTGTCACAAGCATTTGGATTGCCGTTCTTACGTGATATAGATTGGGAATTGTTTTTATTGTATGAAGAGTGCAGAGGTTTCTCAGGCTTTACTAATGATAAGAAATTTACTTGTGATAGAAAATATGGGCCTGAAAAAGAATTAGCTGTTAAGCTTAAACGGATTACTCTAGAAGAAATTAAGAAGCTAGAATATATTCCTGCACGAGAGTACTTACGTAAAAATCATGGTAAAAGTTTAGGCAAACCGCTATATAAAAACTCAGCAAAGCATTTTATTAGTATACAATCTAGGGGTGGAGGTAAATCATATGCTACATCAGGAATAGCCGAACATAACTTTCTATTTGATGGAGCAACTGATTACGATGATTACTTATCTAGAAAGAAAAGTAAAAACTTTTTAGCATCAGATACTATTATAGGGGCAATTGATACTAAGTATTCAATACCTCTTATGAAAAAAGTTACTACTGCGTATGAGCTATTGCCTGGGAGCTTTCAATTAGGAGATGAATTCTATCCGTCGCCTTTGTCAATATCTTACACAGGTTCTTTTATGGCTAACAGAGAAGCTACAACTAGAACAGGATCTGTAATGAGACATCGTACATTTAAAGATAATCCACTAGCAGCCAACGGTACTAGACCTAACTTAGTAGCCTTAGATGAGATTGGATTTATGTATAATATAAAAGAATCTTGGGGAGCAATTGAAGCTACGCAAGCATCTAAAGCAAAAAAGAATCTAGTCATATGGGCTTTAGGTACAGGGGGGCTTGTATCGGGCCGAGCTGCTTTATATGCAGAAGGAATGTTTAGAAACCCTGAAGATTATAATTGCATTACATTTGAAGATAGTTATGAGAACAGAGGGAATATAGGATACTTTGTGCCTTATTCTAAAACACTTAATGAATTTAAAAAGGGACCTAACCTTATAACAGATGAGGCTTTGTCCAGATTATACATTGAAGATAAGAGAGATAATGCTAAAAAATCTCCTGATCCAACTGTATATCAAACAGAAATAATTAACGGCCCGATGTTGCCGTCAGAAGCTTTTCTAGTTTTAGAAGGAGCATTCTTCCCCACACTACAACTAAAAGAACAACTTGCTGAAGTAGAGGGAGGCAAGTATGCTAAATACACAGATGCTAGTTTTAAAGGTATACTTAGTTTTGATAAAAATAATAAAGTAGAATTTAGTACTATACAAGATCTTAAACCTATTAGAAAGTTTCCTTTAAATAAGAACGACGATAAACGAGGATGCGTTGAGCTATGGGTTAAACCACAGAAAAACGAAGAAGGCGTAATTCCTAGAAATGTATACATAGCTGGAATAGATGTCGTAGATAAAGACAAATCTACTACTGACTCGCTGCCCTCTATAGTTATAATGAATAGATTTACTAGGCAGCTAGTAGCAGAATATACAGGAAGAAGTTCTGAAGCAAAAGATTTTTATGAAATATGTAGAAAACTTTTGTTATATTATAATGCATTAGGTATGTATGAAAAAAACCTTATAGGTTTATTTAATTACTTTGACAGACATAAATGCACGTACTTACTTGCAGACACACCTTATCAATTAAGATCTTCTGATACATATAAACAATCAGGAAATACTTCTAAAGGTATAAACGCATCAGGAACTGTTAATTCAGAAGGACGTAATATGGTTAAGTCTTGGTTACAAGAAACTATATCTATTAAGTCAGAAGTTAAAGTATATGAAACATTGTATTCATCTGCGCTAGTAACTGAATTAGTTATGTGGAATCCACAAGGAAACTTTGATAGAGTATCTGCGTTAATTATGTTAATGTGGTTAGATTCAACTATGTATAAAGAGACCAATAAACGAGTAGAAGAAGTTAAAACTTTTTTAGACAACGACTACTTTTCTAATATGGGTGTATTAAAAAAGAAACCTGTAGGGACTATAGATTCAAATTTTTATCCCTAGATTTGTGTAAATAAAAAATTATCATTATGAGCGATACCTCCTACTTAGATAGTCAAGGATATATTAATTTTCCAAGACAAAAATTATCTGATGCTCAAAAAACTGACAAATGGTATAAACGAAATATAGATTTTGCAGAAAACTTATTAACTTCTGACGTTAATTTAAGAAACAGTTTTAAGAACAAACGAATTAATTATAATCTACGTGCCAATGTAATCTCTCCTAGAGATTTTGAAAGGTACATTAATCCTGACAATTTAGATTTAGATACTCTACCAGCTAGCTTTCAACATATAGGAATAGAAAATACAAAGATTAATTTGCTTCTAGGAGAATACGCAAAACGTAAAAAAGAATTTAAAGCTTATATATCTTCAGGAGATCAAGAAGGTATCTCTAGAAAAGAGCAACAATTGATGGATCAGATTACTCAAGAAATGATGGGTATAATACAGAAAGATTCTATATCAGAAGAAGAGATTCAAAAAAGAATGCAAGCACTTGAAAAATATCAAAATTATGATTTTCAAGATATGAGTGAAATAGTTGCTAATAAGATTCTCAAAAAAGAATACAAAGAAGGCAACTTTGATTTTACATTCCTCAGAACATTTGAAGATTTGCTTACAGCAGGTGAAGAAATAATGTATTGTGGAGTACTAGGAGGCGAGCCTGTTATGCGACGAGTAAATCCTATGAACGTATATACTCTTGGAGGAAACTCTATGTTTATAGAAGATGCAGATATTATTGTAGAATACGGATATAAATCTGTTGGGCAAGTAATAGATGATTACTGGGATACTCTTACACCAAAAGATGTAGACTTTTTAGAAACAGGAAAGCTAGACACTAATATGGAAACAGGAGGTGGAATAGGATTAAACCGAGATACTTCTATATTTGATTTCTATGGTGAAGCAGGAGCATTAGATATATTTCATCCTAACGAAGCAGGTGTAAGAACCTTTGCAGGAGCATTTGACACATATGGTAATGTAAGAGTTATGAAAGTATGTTGGAGATCTAGACGTAAGATTGGAGAGCTAACTTATTTTGACGACGAAGGAGTGCAACAAAAAGATTGGGTTCCTGAAGATTACAGAGCTAATAAAGAATTAGGAGAAAAAGTAAAATGGATATGGGTAAATGAATGGATGGAAGGAACAAAGATTGCTGATCATATTTATACTGTTATGCGTCCTTTACCATTTGCAAGCAAATCATTAGTTAATAAATCCAAAGGGACCCCTCCGTATATTGGTTCAGTTAATTCTACTAACGACTATAAAGTCCAATCTCTTATGGACATCATGAAGCCTCTTGCATATTCCTATGATATAGCGTACTATAAAAGAGAGCTCGAAATAGCCACTTACAAGGGGTCCTTTACTGCTATTAACTCTGCGCTTGTTCCATCAGGATGGGATCCAAAAGAATGGATGAGATATGTAACAGTAAATAAATTTGCATGGTTAGACCCAACTAACGAAATACTTAAAGGCCCTGCGCAAGGTAAATCAGCAGGACAATTTAACCAACTTACTGCTCAACAAGTAAACATAGGAGATCCCAATGCAATTGGAATGTATACTAACTTACTTGTAGATATAGAAAACACTCTTGGTAAATTAGCAGGTGTTACTGGAGCACGAGAAGGTCAAATACAAAATAGAGAAGCAGTAGGTAATGTAGAAAGAGAAGTAGCTCAAACATCGCACATTACAGAAAAATGGTTTGCTATAGATCAAAATTTTAGAAAAAGAGCTCTTACTAAATTCTTAGAATGTTGTAAATATGCATATAAAGAAAATCCTCAAAAAGGACAATTCTTACTTGATGATATGAGCCAACAATTCATAACTCATTTTGATGAGTTTGCTTCTACAGAATATGATTTACATTTATCAAACTCTACTTCTGACACGCAATTGTACAATGACATTAAAGCGCTTTCACAAGCAGCTATACAAAATGGCCAAGCAACTATATCTGATTTAGTAGCTATATCCCAATCTGATTCTGTACAAGACATTGCTAAGAAACTTGAAGCTTCTGCAAAAAGAATTAAAGAAGAAAATAATCAAATGCAAGAGCAACAAATGCAGCAACAACAAGAAATGCAACAAGCTCAAATGCAAGCTGATAAAGAAGCACAAGAAATTGATATTAAAAAACATGATGATAAAATAGCTGTAGATAGAGAAAAAATTCAAGCTGATTTAGAAATAGCAGCTATGCGAGAAATGAATAATAATTATCGTACTGAATCAGGTTTAATGGATTCTGATAATAATGGTATTGCAGATGAGTTAGATATTCGACGTACTGAAGTAGAAGAAAAAAGAAACGAGCAACAAGCAGAATTAAATAGAGCCAAATTAGATGAAGAAATACGATCTAATCAAGCCAAAGAAACTTTAGCTAAAGAAAAAATGGGTCTTGAAGAAGAAAGAACAGCTGCTATAAAAAATAAATAAAGCTATAGAACTATAGCACATACTTATAAATAGATTTAAGTTTATTTATAAAAAAAATTTTAATATTGTAACCAAATAAAGACAGCAAAATATGAGTGAAGAAAAAGAAGACTTATTTGAAGGACTTCAAATTATGTCACCAGAAGAATTAAATTCAGTCGTGGAGTCTGATGAAAATTCTGAAGAAGAAAAAGAAACAAAACCTGATGATGATTCAGAAGGAATGTTTCAACCTGTAAAATCTGAAGAAGGAGAAGGTTCTTACGAGGACACTAAAAATTCAACAGAAACTAAAACCGCTACTTCAAACGAGAAGAGTGAGGCAATTTATAAAGGGTTAATCAAAGAGTTAGTAGAAGCAAATATTATTACTGCTTCTGAAGCCGATAAATTAGACGAACTAGAAGGTTCATTAGATACTATAAAAGAACTAATGAATAAAACGGTTCAGACTAATTTTAAAGCGGCTGAAGAAAAGTGGAAAGAAAATATGCCTGCTGCTAAAAAAAGATTTTTAGAAATAGAAGACGCATTTGACGAAACCGATCAAGCCATTATGATGGCACAACGATTAGAGTTTTTTGATAATGTAAGTGAGGAAGCTATTAAGTCAGACGAAAATCTTCAAAAAGAAATTTACTATGATTTATTAAAATCTAAAAATTTCTCAGATGAACAAGCAACTGAAGCTGTGCAAGATGCAATTGAAGTTAAGAAACTTGAGAGTAAAGCTTTAAAAGCTATTCCTGAATTAAAAAATCAAGCAAACGCTGTAGTCAGTGAAGCAAAGGAATTTAAAGCTAATAAAACTAAAAAAGAACTTGATTCTCAAAATAAAGCTTTTGAATCTTTAATTAATAACATAGATGCTAGAACTTCTTTTATAGAAGGGATGGGTCTTAATAAAATAGGAAAAGATAAAATAAAGCAAAACATTCTTAATCCTGTTTATAAAGACGATAAAACAGGGAGAGAATATAATAGCTTAATGTACAAGCAGACTAGAAATCCTGCAGAGTTTGAAATGTTAATTAACTATTACGATACTCTAGGATTATTTAATTTAGATAAAGAAGGAAAATTTAAACCAGATATTTCTAAATTAAAAAAAGTAGCAAAAACAAATGCAATTAATGATTTAGATAAAATCATTGCATCAGAAGATAGAAACGTAGGTAGAAATACTTCAGTAGAAACTTCTGAAAAGACTGGAAACATATTAGACATGTTAGAACGGTCATTAAAAAAGTAAATAAGTAAATAAATATATTCGTTAAACAAATAATACAAATCAAAAAATGGCACAATTACTTCCATTACAAAAGTATGAAGCGAAGGATTACAATGGTTTAGTCACTGACAACCACTTCCACGCTTTGTACCAACAAAAGCCCCAATTGATTAGTAACGTAATTCGTCAGATTTACAAAACTAATCTACAAGGTAAACTTCGTGAATTCGTAGATCGTTTCCCAGTAAAAGAAGTGGAACAAGAAAACGGATTTTACAATTGGATGTTGCAAGGGCAACACGACAAAAATCTTCCACTAGTTGATGCAGAAACTATCAGCGGTGCTTCTATTTCTGGAGGAAACTTTCCAGCAAATGTAGGTTCTAACGGTGAACGTTTTTACTTAATCTTTGACGAAGCTCTATTTGAAGAAACTAACGTTCTTCGTGGAGAAGTTGATGATTATCACTTACTAGTTAAAAAAGCAATGGACGCAGGTTCAAGGTTTAAGTATGAAGTTGAATTAGTAACTGACAGTGCTGCTAAATCTATTCCTTCTGAGGAATTAGCAATTGGTACACGTTGGTCTAAGTTTTACTCTCTTTCTCCTTCAACGCTTTCTTATCAAGGTGCAAAGCCTTACTTTACTTCTCCTTGGAGAATGGAAAACCGTCCGTCTACATTACGTATGGAATATGAAGTAGCAGGTAACACAATCAACAAAGGTAAAAACGAACCACTTGAGTTTGGATTTAACTACAAAGGTCAAACAGAATCAATCTGGATTAATTATCAAGATATGGTTGCTCATCACCAATGTGAAGAAATGTTTGCTCGTATGTTGATGTACGGTAAGAAAAACTGGACAGCTGATCACAAGTACCTAAACAAAGATGACAAAACTAAATATGCAGTTGAGTCAGGTGCAGGTTTCTTCGATCAAATTGCTCCTTCTAACGTTCATTACTATAACACTTACGATCTTGATTGGCATTTAGAATTGCTTCTTGATATGGGAGTTGGTAAAATCGAAAGAGGCAAAAGAACTATCCATTTGCTTACAGGTGAATTTGGTGCTATTGAAATCTCTAAGCAGATTCAAGCAAAAAGAGGACAATTAAACGTAACTGTTATTCAGGATCGTTTTATTGATTCAAACTCTAAGCCAGGTAACTTAGGCGGTGGTAACACTAAAGCTACACAACAACCACAATACAACATTTATGAGTGGTACAACGGAGTTACTATTATGGTTGAAATCCTTGATTTCTTCGATGATGATGTATACTTCCCTCAGCGTCATCCAGATGGAAAAGGTATTGTAGAATCTCACAGAATTCTTGCTCTTGATTATGGCGATACCGCAGGTATCTACAGAGTTAAGCCAAAAGGAGTTCCAGATTACAATTGGGCTTATATCCCAGGTATGAGAGATCCTTTCTCTGCAGGTGGTAAAGGTAGTCCTAAAATGGTTGCTTCACGAGTAGATGGTTATGAAGTACACTTCCAGAAATGGGGTGGCCTTATGATCGAAGATCCTACAAAAGTAGTTGACCTACGATTACTAGTAGAACGATAGAAGTTTCTAGTTTACATAATAAGCTCCTCAGAGTTGATAGCCTTGGGGAGCTTTTATAAAGAGAATTTAATTAAGACAGCAAATAAAAATTAAGATGACAAAAACAGCAGAAAAAGAAAAAGTAGTATATGGTACTTTTTTGCAAGACAGAGTGGTTTCAATTAAACCAGTAGAGTCTTCAGGAAAATGGAGTAACTTATTAGTAAAAGGGCAAGATAAAATGAGAGACCCTTTTTTATATAACAAAGTTAAACGTAGTTACCAAGTACCACTAAATAGCCAAACCAGGGGTGGCGGGGTTAAAGTAATTTTAGACGATCAGCATAGAGTAAAGATCGAAAAATATAGAGAGAGTTTTCCAAACGGGATGACTCAAAAAGAGTTCTTTGAAACAGAGTTAGGTACAAATTTAAATGCTACCTTAAAAACAGAAGACAACTTCTGGAGATCAGATAGAAGAGGGAGAGTTATTCTTACAAAAGAAGGAGCAACTTTAAATCTTAATAGATCTTTAGATATGTTAAAGTATTTAATTTTACTTTCTAATAAGATGTTAGTATCACCTTCTTATGACGATAGAATTTTAAAAGCAACATATGAGTTTATGGTTGTAGATGAAGATAAAGTAACTGTTAAGAAGTTAGCAGAAGCAAATGTGAAAGCAGATGCATTTGTTAAGTTTGCAGAAATTACAAACAGCAAAGCTTCTATTGTAGGATTTATTAAATCATTAGGTCGTACAATTCCAGCAACTGCCTCATTAGATTGGTTAAAAAGTGAAGTATTAAATGTGGTTGAAAAAGACCCTAAATATTTCTTAGAAATAGTTAATCACCCGCAGTATAAAGATCGTATCTTTGTACAAGAAGCAACTGAAGCAGGTGCTATAATTAGAAAAGCAAACAAGCGATATACTCTAGATAACGGATCAGAGTTAGGAGATTTAACAGATGTTATTATGTACCTAAATAATCCTGATAATCAAGAGATTAAAATGAGAGTAAAAGCTAAAGTAGATTTAAAAAAACGTAAATAATGACTGCAAACCAAATGGCCGATATGTTAGAGGAGAAGTTAGACCGAGCGGATAGCTTTGGTTCTCCTGGATACGAAGATTTCGATCTTACATCCGTACTAACAGAAGCGCAGCATTTGTACGTTAAAAAGTTTTTCGACGAAGTTAATAACAGAAAACAAAAAGGCTTTGAAGAAACAGAAATAAGAAATCAAGGATTGTCAGCGTTGGTAAAAGACGGTGACAATCTTTCGATTTCAACTGATCAAGTAGGTGTAATTGTAAATAATAACGTAACAGGAAAGTTTTACGATTTACCAAATGATCATATGTATACTATTTACGAAGAGTGTACAATAGATAAAAAAGAATGTGATACAGGAGCATTTATAATTGGATGGGTTAATATAGTTGCCCACAATGAAATGCAAAGGTATAACTGGAGTAAATACAAAAAACCATTTTACAGAATCGATGGAAACTGTAGAGTTTGGCGTTCAGAATTTAGCAGAAAAACCTCAGCGTTTGATCCTGCAGATACTGAAACAAGAAAACGCCATGAGTTATTTACTGATGGAACTTTTAATGTAACTAACTACCATATTAGATACGTTAAAAATCCAAAAGAAATAAAGGTAGAAAGAGCTAATTCTGCCAATCAAAGAAATTGCGAGCTTGATACTAGCACTCATGTAGTGATAGTAGGCATAGCAACAGATTTGATGCTACAACGTGTAAGAGAACAGAAGGTTCAAACAATTGAGAACTTTCGAGACTTAGAATAAATAAATAAAGTATAAATTTTTTAAACAATTAAAAATGTTAAGAACCGCAGACAACGTGTTTAGTGTCGTATTAGACAAAAACGCAACAACTACCGCAGCAGTTAATACTGCAGTAGCCGTAGGAGCAGTAGTAACCAAAGACAATCTTCCTTTAGGAGCAGTTGTTCTTGTAGACGCAGGAATGCGTAGAATGAATCCAGCAGCATACACAGCAGCAGATCGTTTTCGTTTTGTACAAGGACGAGGAGCAACTAAATCATTAATGATTTCTCCAATGCTTACTAAAGCTTCTACTAAAATTTCAAGTAGTAATTACAGACTACCTGTACAACAAGTGAGTGTAGTAGGATTTAATGGAACAACAGGAGCTCTTCCTATAGCTAACTCAACAGATTTCTTTATCAAAATTCGTAAGAATGATAATGATGCAGCTAACCGTTCACAACCAATGAGTCTTTTTGCAGGACCAGTTAAAACTGATGCTACAGCTACTTCTATTGAATTAGCCGAAGCTTTAGTTAAAAATGGTACTGCGAACTTTTCAGACGAACCTGCTAATAATTATTTAAAGTTTGAAATGTTAAATGCTGGAACAAGAACTGCTCCTACAGCAACTGGCGCAGTAACTTTAACATTTACTAACGGATCTAGATTAGTTAAAGCATCTGCCGCAACTGCTTCTACTGCTGTTGTAGCAGGAGATTTTATAACAGTAGCTGCAGCAACAACTACAGCAGTTTATAAAGTTACTGCAAAAGCAGCTAACGGTGATCTTACTTTAAGCACAGCGTTTAATGGAACTACTGCTACAATTGTATCATCTACTACAGTTAAGCGTATTGCAACTGCAACCGCAGCTGCAGCAGCTTCAGGAGTTAGAATGACAGGAATTCAAGCTGACTTTGATGTTAATGCATTCCGTGATTATTATGTAAACCGTTTCTCAGTAGCATTTTCTGATGTATCTACTTTAGTTACTACAACAGGAGCTCGAACAGGTTCTGGTGTATGGCAACAAGTTGCTATGGATGAGTACATGAGTTACGGATTTGAAGGTGAAAACAGCATGTTAGGTGTTCCCCCACGAATGAGAGATCAAGAAGTAGCAGTTGATGGAAAATACGGATGTATAGAAGTATCTTGGACAGAAAGTATCCAAGGATTGGTTTCTTTGCAAGGAGGTAAAGGATCAGTATTATTCTATATCAATCTTCAAGCAGGAGGTGCATTAGGCGCAGCTTCTTCAGGAGTTGATGTAGCAACTATCTTAGGGGTAGCTGCAGCAGACGTACAACAATAGTAAATTCTCCACCCACAGTAGTCCCGCCATAAATTTTGCTGTCTATGGCGGGCTACTATATTTTTATTAATAAATTGATTTAAAAGTGTTATGGCTCTCAATCCTAAAATTTCAGTATCCTTAAATAATAAATGCAATAAGATTACAATTGTAGAAGAAACTGGACCCTTTGTAATTACATCTAATAATGGAGGATGGGGAACCCCTAACATAACTACTGCAGCAATAACTCGTGCAGATGTTCAATTTTTTAATTCAAGTCAGACTCCTGCAATAGCAGCATCTGGAACAGGTACTATATCAGGTACAACATTCACAGATGTTACTCATATATCAGGAACTTTTGCTATAGGCCAAACTCTCACGGGCGTAGGCGTAGCCGCAGACACAAAAATTACAGCATTACTTACAGGAACAGGAGCTAATAATGGCGGAACATATACTGTAAGCATTGCGCAAACTACCGCTTCTACAACTATTAGCGGTAATCTTATAACACAAAATTACATATTAAAAGACGGCAGTACAGATGTATACGCAACTGTAGCTGGTGCTCCAACTCCTGGAAGATTCACAGCATTGTTAGAAAATGCTTGGGCAGGAGCAGACGGAGTATTTCAAATAGTATATACAATAACAACAGCATCTGCTACTTATACTAATGATAAACAATATCAATTATTCTTATGCAATCTTTGTAATTGTAAAGAAGGTCTAGTTGCTAAATTAATAGACGCATGTGATACTAAAACTGTACAACGATTAAAAACAGAGGTAGATCAGATGGAAATTTATATTTACGGAATCCAAACAGCATTTGCTTGTGGAGATTTTGATACTGCAGAAGCTATTCTTACTGCAGCTAAAACATATTGTGATACTCTAACAGAGTGCGCAAGTAATTGCTAATATTAAAAAACAATAAACATGAGTTGTAAAAGTTGTAGTGATGTAACACTATTAAGCGGAACAGATGGAAACGGAATCCAAACTGTAGTAGATAATGGGAACGGTACGTTTACTTTTTTCTTTACAGATGGAAGTACATTTACAACTCCTGATTTTGACGGTACAGCTGGAGCCGCTGGAGCTCCTGGAGCCGCAGCAACTCTTGCAGTTGGAACAGTAACTACAGGAGCACCTGGTACAGCACCTACTGTAACAAATACAGGCTCTACTGCAGCAGCAGTTTTCGCATTTCAATTTCCTATTGGAATAGGCCATGATAATACTTTATTTGTAGATCTTGTTTTTGGAGCAACTGCAGGTGTGCGTGAAAGAATAGATAAACCTTGGAATACAATTGGTGCAGCAATAACAGCTGCTACATCAGGAGACACTGTACATATTAGAGCAGGGTCTTATACAGAAGACATAACTTTAAAAAACGGAGTTAATATTCATTGCGAAGAAGGTGTAGTTATAAATGGTAAAATAACTGATGCAGCAGTAACTGTTGTTTGTAATTTAACAGGAAATGCAATTTTAATAGATTCAAATGCTGCTAATCAGTGTATAGAAATAACAGGAGCTAATTCTGACGTAGAAATTCATTTACGCAGAATTACTAATACAGGTACAGGTATATTGCAAAAACCTGCTTCTTCAAAAAATAAATTATTAGTTGAAACAGATATTTTTTCAGGAAACACTACTAATTATTTTGTAACTGTTAGAGGAGCCGCTGATTGTACAGTTATAGTAAATCAATATGCAGAAAGTGCTGCAACTTCATCTACACCTTTTCAGGGAGTAGATGCTAGGCAAGCTTTTTCAGGAACTCTTAATTTTAAATGTCCTAAAGTAATAATAGGAACTAGTACTAATATTACAGGAGGAGTAGCTTTACAAATAGAACCAGATACTACAAACACAGCAAAAATATTTTTTGAAGTAGATACTCTTATTAGTAATTATTCTAACAGTTCTGCTTCACCTGATTTTGGAACATTAAGTATAAACGGTAATGGAAAATCAATTATTAAAATAAAAGATTTAAAGTGCATAAGTAGAGTAGGCTTACAAGTAGGAGGAAGTGACGTAGTAGGAGGAAGCCCTGTTTCTACTACGGGGATTACTATTTTTGAAGGAATGATATTTTCAAGAGACAATGCTGCTTTAAGAGTATTAAGTTATGAAAATGTTGCTTCTTTAGGAAAAGTTATTGTTAGAAATTCTTCTTTAATGAGAGGAGTTAATCCTGTAGCAAGCGGAAATTTAAGCACTGTTGTTATTTTTGGAGATGCAGGATTTGGTACAGATAGTGTTAGAGCTACTTGTAATTATATGAAAGTAGAATTAATTAATACTCAAGTAATTAAACAAGGAGGAGCTTCTTCAGACAACGTAGCAAATCCTATAATTGCATTAACAGGAGCCAATTCTGAATTATATCTTAAAGATTGTGATGTAGTACACAAAATTATAGAAGAAACTGTTGGTATAGCTACTAAATCTATAGGATCTTTTTCTGC